ACGCCGGCCGGGTCGCAGCACCAGACCGTCTCCACCGGCGCCGGGAACCACTGTTCGAGAATGCGCAGGCCGGCGACAAGGAACGCGTCGAACATGAGATTCTGCCCGAGGATGCCGCCGAGGTAGCGAATCTGCCCGACCGGCGACACCTGACGGGCGACGAGGCAGGGATGGTGCTTGCCGAAGTCGAGCCCCACCTCGAGCCGCAGCCGCTGTTCGTAGCGGCACTCGCCTTCGTGACGCTTCCGCACGAAGAGCCCCGGCCGCGAGCCATCGGACGGCGTGCCGTAGACCGGATCGCCTTCAATGCGCGCGCCGCGCTCCCCAAGGATTAGCGTCGTGTGAATCGGCGTCCCTGGCGGATGGGCGTCCTCCATTTCGGTGATGTAGTTCGCCGGCAGGTTGTGCGCATTGTCGTGCGTCGACAGCGCGTAGTAGGCGCGGCCTGTCTTCAGCGCGCGGTCAGCAGGAAATTCCTTCGCGATCCAATGGTCCTCGTCGACCGTCTGCGGGCTGAGCAGCATCTTATGCGGCACGCCGTCTTGCGACAGGCGCAGGAAGAGCTCGACGAATACGCCGTGCGGCAACTCTTCGGACTGGTCGTTATAGACGAAGCCGAGCGTCAGCCCGCGGAACTTGCGATAGGGGTTCGTCGCGTCCTGCGTCTTGAGTCCGGTGATGTAGACGCGGCTCCTGTTCGGCAGCTCGTCGTAGCCCTCTTCGCTGTTCCACGTCAGCGCAACGCCGGCGCGGAGGCAGATGGCGCGCCAGATCGGTTTCAGCAACTTGTGCGTGTCGTCGTCGCTGAATCGGCAAATCAGGCCGTGAATGCCTGGGAACTGCTGGCAGAGCGCGAGCACGATTTCGAGGCAGAGCGTCGTCTTGCCGGACCGGACCGCGCCTTCGATGTCGAAGAGGCGATACTCGTCGCTGAAGACGTGCTTGTAGACCGTCGCGTGCGTGCCGTAGAACGCCGTGCGTGATTCAGCCACGGCGGTAATCGTCGATGAACCGCTGTGCCGCGAGGCCGACGAGATAGCCGAGCGCGAAGCCGAAGAGCACGAGCGTCATGCTCTCGCTCGCAATGGCCGGACTGGTTTGAGCGGACGGGGCATCTTCGCGCCGATGTAGCGCCGAGACACGCTGGACACTTGCCAAATATTGTCGCGCCAAATGAAGCAATGGCCAGCGATTAGTCCGCGCGCAGGTGCGTTCCGCTTCAGCAGAGTCATACCGCCCCGCCTCCCGGCACGTCCGCGCCGATGTCGGGCGGCTGACTTTGGCCCCACGCGTTGAGTTGAAACTGCGCACTGACGGCACCAGCGAAGAATGCCTCGCGAAGCACACTCTCTAACTTCCGAAGTCCAGCCGGATTCACATCCCCCGCGCAGAGCCATCGGAACCACACGCCGAATGCTGTTTGCAGGTCATTAGCGCCCCGCTGTGACGTGCCAGCCTCATCAGCCATGCTCAGCCCTCCCTCTTCGGCGGCGGCCCCTCGTGCAGCTCGACGACGTGCCGCGTCACCGTCTCGCCCGTGTGATCAACGTGCTCCGCGTTCGTCTCCGGCCCCCACTTCGCGAGCACCGCAATCTTGTCCTTCGTGTCGCCCGTCTCCAGCACTTCGAGCATCGTGCGCGAGCTCCGCGCCTTCACAATCGCCCGCGCCAGCGTCGTCGTGTCCTTCGTCAGCAGCCGCATCTGCTGCGCAATGAAGGCGAGACTCAGCCCGCCCTTCCGATACGCCGGCCGCGCCTGCATCGCCTTGAGCACCTCGAGCGGTTCGGCCAATCCGTCGCTCAGATGCTCGAGCACATGCTCTGCCACCATGATGGCCCAGGACGCGTAACGCGGACGCTCGCACGCTTCGCAGCGCAGCTCGTGGGTCTGCGGCGTCTGGCAGTGCGGGCAGTGCCACGAGGCGGGTGCCGAATCAGGCGTCGAATCAGCCACGGCTCAGTCTACTCCTGGCGTCAATTTGTAACCGTAACCGTCTGTAACCGCTGTTTTTCATAACCCTTGTGCGCGCAGGCGCAATACACGATATAACATATAGGTTACAAAGGTTACGACGGTTACAAGGGTTATTTTCAACTAGTTACAAGTAACCATTGGACGCGGCGTAACCGTATTTTGACGGTTCACTCTGGCATGACCCATGCTTTCACTGGCAACCCTGCGCGTCGTATGGTCTGTCGCCGCCAGCCGAGGAGTCGGAGAATACTGCCGATGCGGTTCTGGTCCGTGCGCGTCATGTCGGCGGTGCGGAACTTGAGCGCGCCCTCGAGGATTTCGGCGCTGGTCGCGTCGGACTTGCCGACGAGCCATTCGTGGACCGTGAGCGCCCACGGGTCGTCGGCTTGTCGGTCGGCTTGCACGGCCAACGTGGATGCGCCCGGGGTTTCCCACCATGTCGCGCCGGCCTTGATGCGGGCGTAGGATTCGGCGAAGAACTGCGGGCGGACACTGGCGATGCCGTCGATATCGATAGCGCCGACGCAGCGCACGGGAAGGAACCGTCGAAGCCCGCTGTCGTCGTTGCCGTAATCGTCGCGATTTGTCGTGCCGGCGAAGAGGCATTGACGGGGATGATCTTCAGCGCGGCGACCATAGCTTGAGCGATAGCGATCGGTCGGCGTGCTGATCGCCAGCTTCACGCGTTCGCGTTCAGCCTTGCTGAAGCTGTCCATCTCCCCGACTTCGATGATCCATTTGCCGGGAAAGGATTGAAAGAAGTCCTTGTGCGTGACGGATTCGGCGGCCAGCATATACCACGGTCCACCGAGGACGCGCAGCGCTTTTGATTTCCCGATGCCTTGCGCGCCTTCGAAGATGGGCATCGTGTCGAGCTGACAGCCTGGCCGTAAGACGCGGGCGACGGCCCCGAGAAAGAAATTCGCGCTGACGGCGCGGAGATATTCGCACGGTTGCGTAGCACTTGGTTCGGCGCCCCAGAAGTCCTCGAACGCGTGTTCGATGCGGTTGATATCGTCCCAGACGAGCGTATCGAGCCAATCGAGCACGCAGTGGCGTTGACGTTGGCGGGCGACATATTGAATCGCGCTCGAGACTTGCGTGATCGGAATCGTCGCCATTCCGATTTCCTGCTGCATGTAGACCGTCAACCGCGTATCGTCATCGTCCCGCCATTCGCGCGTGGGACTATTCGCGGTCAGGACGCGATCGAGGAAGACGTCATACCAGATCGTCTCCGGCCCCCAATTCGGGTCGTGCTGGAGGACGGTGACAGCGTTGGCAAGCGTCGAACGCGGAATTTGATCTTTCGTGAGATCGAGCCCCCACTCGGGAAGGCTCATACAGGACAAACGTGACGGAGCATCGCGCACCTCTGACTCGGTGAAAGCGCCGGGGCCGACCCGTGAAGTCAGTCACGGGCCGCGCAGGAGCGAAGGGCGGCCGCCCTCGCCCCGGCTTATGGACGATTCTAACGCATTGTGCCTAAGCCCGCAGTTTACGCCGCTGTCGCCTGCGGTTCAAGCCGTCCTAATAGGCGGCACCATGTGCGCGGCCCCCACATCTAGTAGCAGCGTCGACGCCGCGCGTATCGGCGTGCCGTGCTGCTCGAGCCACGTCACGCCAACGGCAAGCGCGGCGAACTCGTGCCCCTTGAGGCCATAGAGCGGCCCTGGTGCATGCTTGCGTCCGAGCGCGGCGTCCTTGCCGCCGAACTTATCGAGCAGCGCTTGCCGGATGTTCGCGTCCTTCGCTTGCATCGCGCCGCAGAGGTGCAACTTGATCGGCCGCCGCGCGAGACGATAGCGATCGTGGTTAGGCCACGCTTCGTAGAAGCGACCCGACCAGAACACCGTCTCGAATGTTTCCGCGCCGACCGCCATGCCCATCGCTTCGATTTGCTCTATGACGAGCTGCGCGCCCATCGGCGCATCGTTGAGGCGTGGCAACAGCGCGGCGTTTAGCACGGTCGTATGTTCGACGATGACGGTGCTGCGGCGCGGATCTGATTCGAGCACGACGAGCGCGGATTGCAGTGTGCCGGGGTCGATCGCGTAGAGCAGGCTCATGGCTGTTGCGCTTTCCACCGCTTGTAATCGCCCCCGCCGTTTTCGCAGTATTCGGCCCACGGCATCTTTCGACGGAGCGCGTCATCCTGCACACGGAGAATAGATTCGCGCTCGGCGTCATCGCGGAGGCAGAAGATCCAACGGTCCTTCACGGCTTCAACCTTTCCGCCCTTTGACCATTTGCCGTTTCCGCTTGGCGGCGTCCTGAGACGATGCCAAGTCGGCGCCCACAACCAATTTGACGCGCGATACAGCGCTCCTGTGTGCCCGGCGGAGGGATCCGAGTAACTGACGATAGTCGTCACCTCTGGTCGCGTCTCTCTCAGCAAACGGCAGACTCGTTTCCACTGCTGCGAACCGCCGTTTTTCGTCCCAAACAAGCACCAGCGCACCAGCTCGAGCCAACGAGATTGTGGCAATCGCCTTGAGGACGGATTCGCTAATACCAGC